ACCCAAGGGGTACGAGTGTGCTGCTGATGCGCGATCAACAAGCGCCGATCCTGGCCCAACTCCTGCAGATGAAGCAGAACCCAGACGTTGACCTGTTCACCGACTGGAAGAAAGTCATTGAGCAACTGTACCAGGCGCATCACATTGACGCATTGAAGTCGGAAGAGGACATCAAGAAGATCGAAGAGCAGCGTGCCAAACAAGGCCCGATGCCGATGCCGCAAGTTGAAGTTGCGAAGATTCGCACAGAAGCCGACATGAAGATTGCGCAGCTTAGAAGTCAAACAGAGCTAAAGAAGGATGCATCAGATACGGATAGAGATTTGATCTATTCTCAATCTGAACTGCAGCGTACAAAAACAGAGCACGATGTAAAGATGAAAGAGCTTGAGTTGAGAGTTCAACTTGCGCAACTTGAGTATGCAAACAAGCAGCAAATCTCATTGGATCAGCTAAAAACAAAATTGGCTGAAACAACAATGAAGCTCAACACAACAAAAGAGCTGGCTCAACTTGGCGCATCTGCAAAGTTGCTACCAACGCCACCTGTTGAGCCGCCTAAAAAAGCAGAAGTTGGGAAGTCATACCAACAGTAAACAAACGAGCCTGCAAGTGCTGATACACGAAGCAGGCTCTAACCAATCAAACCTGTACAAGAGGTCGTCATGACTGAAGAAATTGTAGTTCAAGAAAAATCATGTTCCAAGTGCGGGCTTGTGAAGTCTACTTCTGAGTTTTACCCAAACAAGGCTCTTAAATCTGGACTTAGATCAAGGTGCAAAGCATGTGAACTTGATGGTGCAGCAGAAAAAACAAAGGCATGGACGGCAGCAAACCCGGAAAGAGTAAGAGAAACAAAGGCCAAGTACGCAGAAAAGAACACTGAACGACTTGCCATAGCTAAGCGTGAATGGGTAGAGAGCCATAGAGAATTACTTGCAGAAAACAATCGCAGGTACAGAAATAAGCACAGGGATAGAGTTAACGCCGCATCAAGGGATCGGGAAAAAGTTAACCCGTTGCCCAGGCGAGCGGCAAGGGATAAGTGGGAAAAAGAAAACCCTGAAGTTAGAAGGATGATTACTCGCAATCGGCGGGCAAAGCTAAAAGGGTCAGGCGGAAAACTCCCGACAAGATTTGTCGAGGGAATGCTTGAGTCGCAAAAATGGCGATGCGTTGTTTGTAGGTGTGATTTAAAAGTATCAGGTCACGAACTTGACCACATCATCCCAGTATCTAAAGGTGGAGCGCATGAGGCTGGAAACGTCCAGTTATTGTGCCCAACATGTAACAAACAAAAGTCTGCAAAAGACTCGATTGAGTTTATGCAGCAAAAAGGGTACTTGTTGTAAGTATCAAACATAAAGAAGTAAGGAAATAGATCATGGCAACAGTACAGCCAACATGGACAAATGTCGCAGGGGACCGCAGCGCGGTACTTGTGACATGGGCACTCACAACTGCAAACGCTGATGGCGCTCCGGTAGAGTGGGTTGAATTCGCTGACCGATGCTGGCAAGTTGTCGGCGCTACTTGGGGCGGTGCTACTTGCGCAATTGAAGGTAGCAACGATGGCACAAACTATTTTGCGCTGACAAATGCGGCCGGTGGCGCTGCTGCAACCTTTGTGGCGGCAAGTGGTGGCAAGCAAACCATCGAAGTGCCTAGGTTTGCACGGCCAAACCTGACAACGCCAGGTACTGCAGCAGTCGTAAACGTCTCGCTGCTGCTGCGCCGCCAACAACCGATGAGGACTTAAATCATGGCTGACATTGCAAATACCGTCGAATCTCTGCGCCGTTTTCAGGTGCTTTTCCAAGGGCTGTCTGATGTGGTGACAGTGCTCGATGAAATTGGTCCGCTACAAGGCGCTGCGCAAGAAGCTCGCAATGCGTACAGCCAAGCGCTGACAGATAAGCAGGCCGCATTGGATGATCTTGACAAAGCCAAGGAAGATACCAAAGCTGAGCGCGCCAAGGCTAAAGCGCTGCTGGCTGATGCCACAGAGAAGGCTGAAAAGATGGCGGCTGACTCGCTGGACGCATCCACAAAGATCCGCGACAACGTGCAATCCGAGGTTAACAAACTCATTGCGCAAGGAAAAGCCAAGGCAGATGCCATTGATGCCAAAGCCGCAGCCGCTAAAGCTGATGCTGATGCTGCACTGGCTGACTATGCACAAAAAACGCAACAGGCAGAGCTTGACTATGCAACTGCAATAGCAGATCTTGGTGTAGTCGAAGCAAAGATTTCCGCTGCGCGTGAACAGATTAGCAAGATGCTTGGATGACAGCACTTGAGCGCCTGCGCGAGTTGAGTGGGTTGTCGGGTGTAACCACTTTTGCTGCGCTGCAAAGCCTGACGGGTGGGACAGGGCCAGCCGGCGCACTGCTGGTGGCATCGTCTGGGCTTGGAACAACAACATCTTGGATCCACCTATTTGCTGACCGTGCCGGCCGGCATGTTGATTTTCTGATTTGCGCACGCCGCAGAGGTAGACGATGAATTGGTTTAACAAGCCCGTACAGGCGATGAGTGCTGATGATGTGCTGGCAAGTCTTATTGATAACCTGCCAAAAGGCGGAAGGCTTGACCCATATTCTGAAACATGGCTGTTTGTGCAGCAATTCGCAGTGGCTGAACTCCAAGCCTTGCGAATCAAAAACGATAACGCAAAACTTGACGATGCCGCTACTGCAGAGATTCGCGGCCAGATCAAGTTTGCAAAGAAGTTGCTCGCCCTTCACGCGAAGGCCGACAAGGTAGCTCTCGGGAAACCGACAGCTTTCTAAGCCCGAAAGGGCATTTGATTGGAGATGGTAGATGGACGATGACGAGAAAATGCGTGCCGAGATTTCTGCTGAGGTGTTTGATGGTGCTGGTTCGCCACCGCCTGAGACACTTGATTTGAAATCTGAGCCGCAAGCAGAACCCGAGAAAGTTGCTGAAGTTGACGAGTGGGCCGGTGTCAATCCCGCCCTGCGAGCACGCTTTGAGCAAATGCAATCGGTTGTGCAAGATGTCACTACGGTGAAGGAACGCCTGCAACAAGCAGAGCGCCGCGTCGGAGCGCTTACCAATGAGCTATCCGCTGCGAAGAAAAAGCCTGATCCCGTTCAACCACCACAAGAGTCCGCAAGCTGGAATCAGTTCAAGCAGGATTACACCGAGTTATCGCAACCACTTGAAGACAAGTTCAAGGCGCTACGCGATGAGTTGACGCAAGGACGGCCAGACCCGGCTGCTCTGAAAGCTGAACTCAAAGCAGAGCTAGCCAGAGAGCAAGCCATCGAGCGTGTTGAAGAGGCTCATCCTGGGTGGCAGCAAATGATCGCCGCTGAAGAATTTCGGCAGTGGCAGGCGCAGCAACCACCTGATTTGCAAGCATTGGCCAATAGCGACAGGCCACGCGATGCCATAAAAATGCTTGATACCTATGCGAGTTATCGCAAAACGCTGAAGTCCCCGGCACAAATCGAGTCGGAGAGGGCACAGCGTCTGCAGGCTTCGCAAAGTGTGGAGGGCAGAAAGCTGATACCGCAGAAGTCGCAAAGTGACATGACACCAGCCGAGCTTAGAGCGTCACTGGCAAAAGAGATTTGGGCGTAACAACCCACACACCAACAGGCACCTACGGGTGCTTTTTTTATGGGCGAAAGCCTAAAGGAAACACAAAATGACTACCCAACTTTATGGAACCGTTGCCTCGCGCAACCTGATCCGCGCTGAAATGGAAATGCTGAAAATGGTCGAGACGATTCAAGTCTTGGGCAAATTCGGTGATCAAAAGTCTCAACCCTTGAACAAAACCGACACGGTTGTGTTTCGCCGGCTGAAGCCTTTCAACGCGCAATCCAACGAGACTCCCGGCATCACTGCTGCGAATTTCATTACCGCTGAAGGTACAACCCCAAGCGCAAACACCATCAGCTACACCGATGTGACGGCAGTGGTTGAGCAGTATTCCGTGCTGTTCAAGTTCTCCAGCAAATCGCAGCTCATGTACGAGGATGACATCCCCGGTGACATGAAGCGCCTCACCGCCACAACACTTGCTGAAGTGGCAGAGCTGGTGGCCTATGGTCAAGTCAAGGCTGGCACGAATGTGCTGTACGCCAATGGCTCTACCCGCGCTGGTGTCAATACACCTATCAGCCTGCGCAAGCTGCAACAAGCTGCCCGCACCATGGAGAGCAACCGCGCTACTCATGTGACAGAAAGCGTGTCTGCCGGTCCCAACTTTGGCACAAGCCCGGTTGAGCCTGCTTACATCGTGTTCTATCACACCGATGGCTCAAGCGATGTGCGCGCGCTGCCTGGTTTCACCAAGCGTGTCGAGTATGGCTCTGCCATCAAGCCCGTCCATGCCCGCGAAATCGGCGCTTGCGAAGAGTTCCGCTTTGTGCCTAGCCCGCTGTTCACGCCGTACCTGACATCAGGTTCCAGCACGACAAATGGCATGGTTGCCACCAGCAGCCAGGTGGACGTTTACCCGTTCATCATCATGGCTGAAAGCGCATGGGGACACATCAGCCTCAAGGGCAATGGCTACACCGGCATCAGCCCGACTGTCATTCCGGCAAACGTGAAAAACCACGCCAACCCGAGCGGCATGTTTGGGTATGTCGGCGCTGATTTCTGGTATGCAGCGGTACGCCTTAACGAGAATTTTATGAATCGCATTGAGGTAGGGGTGTCAGATCTGGCCTAAAGCCGCAGGGGGTTAACCACCCCCGTTTAACTCTTTAAAGGAAAAAATCATGATGAACTTGAACGAAGCCGCAAAAGGCGGCAATTTCTGCTTCTCGAAAGCAGCCCTGGCTATCGGTGACGGTACAAAAACTGGTGTCGCCATTGCGTCGACTGTTGGCGCTGGCATTGACTTCTGCATTGACGGCATTTTGTATAACAAGGGCGATGCTGCAACCAACTTGCCGTTGACTGCTGCTGCTGTACAGCCGGTGCTGACCAAGTGCCTGTATCTGATCGTTGTCAATGCGTCTGGCACGGTGTCATCCATCAAAGGTGATGCGGTACTGACTGCTGATCTGACAGCGGGCACCAAAGTGCTGAAGTGGCCGGAGTGCCCTGCTGACAAAGCGCCTATCGGTGCTGTGAAGATGACGTTGGCATCGACTGCCACGTTTACGGCCGGCACAACGGCATTGGATGCAACCAACTGCACGGCAACCTACTACAACCTGTTTAGCGTGCCGACTGCACCACTGACAGCTTAATCACTGTCGCGTAACACAAGGCTCCTTCGGGAGCCTTTTTTAATGGAGAAACGTAAATGGCAAATAGCACTGAAGCGCGGGATCTGCGTCAAGGCAAGGGTATCTCTTTGGGTGAAATTGGCAAAGGTCAGTTTGAAGATCTTGAAGTATCAACCAATGCTGGCCTGACCAGTGCGATTGAGCTTGAGGCATTCATGGCCGAGCCAGTGGTGATCTACGTCCACAAGGCGCGTGATCCACAGTCACTTGATGTGATCGTGCCTGGTGTCAATGGCATCAATCAGCCGATTGTCCGTGGGCAAGAGGTGACAGTGAAGCGCAAGTATGTCGAAGCACTGGCCCGAGCGCATACCACCCGCTATGAACAGCGTGTGACTGATCCGAGCCGCCCTGACTCGATTCAGATGGTTCCCA